GAGTTCTTGTACCACATTTGGTTTTCTGTGTTCCAAGTAACAATAGCATAGTCACCTTTAGAACCTACAGAAGTTTTAATACCTGTATAAGTTGCACCTGAGACACCATCTAATTGAGTTGAGGAGTTAACAACTGTTGGTACCTTGTTGGCAAACTTTTGTGTACTTGAATCCCATTCAAATACACCATAATTTGTATCGTCTGTGTCAAACCAATATGTGCCATCTGCCGCATTACCTGCTGGCGCACTTGCTGAACCACTTAGTTGTCCTAAGTCTGCATCAGCACGAACAACGTATGCTCTATTAGCAACACCTAAATATGAATAAGCAGTTTGTAAACCGTATTCGTTTAATTCGTTACCATGTAATGGATTGTTTGATGTGTCAGTGTAGAATGTTGGATTACCGAATGTATCAGTAAGTTCTCTCTGACTTGTCATTAAATAAACTTTGCCTGCATTAGCGGCCAATGTGCCTTGTGCAGTGCCTGTACCTGAACCGTTTGGTTTGCTCTGTGCTGTTGCCACTACAATTAGCGGAACAGTTGCACCAGCGGCAGGTGTGTAAAAACTTTCGTCAATTACGCTGACGTCAACTCCTGGTGATGATAGTGCCATCTTCTTAACTCCTTTAATTAAGTTCTAATTCGAACATTAGTTCTCTTAAACATATTTAGCCACATCACCGAAAAATAAGGTGTAATACACGGCGAAAAAGGTATGGTAAAGGGCGGGTAAATACAGTTATGAGTAGACCTTTATGTAAATCATGCAATCAAAGACCGTGTGCTATAAACTATAAGAAAGGTCGTAAGACTTATTATAGAAGTAAATGCGAACAGTGTGCAAGAGGTAGAACACCTAGTACACCTATGTGGCATCAACTAGGTTATCGACAAAAAGACAAGTGTGATAAATGTGGATTTACAAGTAAACATCCTGAACAGTTTGCAGTGTATCACGTAGACGGTAACCTACGTAATTGTAGACACAATAACTTAAAAACTGTGTGTGCTAACTGTCAGAGGATTCTGCAAAAAGTCGGGGTACTCTGGAAACAAGGTGACTTAACCCCTGATTTCTAAAGATGGTACGAATAAGTGTGTCAACATTTAATTTTAGTCTATCAAGGTCGCCATTGTTGTCGATAGTGTAATCACACATCCATTGCTCAATACTCATTGAACTGGGATCTTCCTTAGGCAAGTGATCTGTGCGATCTACCCAAATAGCATAGTCAAAGATTTCTTCGTTTTTCATAGCAAAGAATTCACGTTTATTACGCAGTCCACAGTATATTTGATTTTCTGCAAACAAGTTGCGTCCAAGGCGTGCCAAATCATCTCGACAATAGTCATGAATCATATTGTACCATAGTTCTCGATGATTGTGTCGATCTGCGTAACACTCTTCTTCGTTAGCATATCCGTATTTTTCTTTTAGATCGTTGTAGATAAACAATTTTGAACAAAACTTTGAACTAGACTCAAATGTATAGCCGTATTTTTCTAGTAATTCACAAACGGTATCTTTGCCATGTCGACCATGGCCCACAACTAATAGTTTAGGTAACACAGATAAACTCCTTATAATATACTGTGTATTATAAACTATTCTTTTTGGATTGTCAACTAAAAATTAGCCAATTACAAACGATAATGGAGTAGAACCATCTACATAATTTGCTAGATCTTGTTCTAGTTTTTCCATATCTGCTTGAGCGTCTGCTTTAAGAGCATCGCCATTTAGTGATGTGCCACCTTGTGGTGTTGAAATAGTAGCAAACTTACTACGTGCTTCACCTAACATATATTTGGATACTGCAAGTGTGTAGTCTTTTAGCCACTGTCCTGCATAAGGATCAGATAATAAATTAAGATCCGGACGTTGGTTATAGATCTGCATTAAAATTTGCTCGTCACTGCGTGGACGTTGCATAATTGTAAGTTTCTTACTAACTGGATCGAATTTAAACTGAATAAAAGAACCAAACATTTTACCAACTAACTCTTGATATCCTGCAAAAGCATAATAGGTTGATAAACCGCCCATTTGTGTCGAACTGAGTAAGTATGTATTTGTGTATGCTAAATTGAAGGGTTCAAACAGTGTGCCACCGTCGCCACCACCTGTTCTAGAACCAATGCTTCTACGAAATACTTCACGTACAGACATCACTTCGTTTGGTAGGATATAATCGTTAGTATCTTCCTGAAGTTCTAGTACAGCATATGATTCTTCTACTGAATTCTCAGCACGTTGACGATATTTGCCTAAGGCTTTTTCCAGTGCAGTTTCATAATGCTTTGGATCAAGTTCAACGTCAATCATACCGTCGCCTAGTAGTGTGCGACAATAGTTAAAAATCGATTGTTTCTTGTTATCTAGTTCTGTGCTCATAATATTATTTATTCAATCGTTGAGAATACAATAAATAGTGTTATGCCGAGACTTAGTTTATATAAACCAGAAAAATCCGCAGATTATAGATTCATTGACAAAAACGTCAACGAAGCATTTCAGGTAGGCGGAACAGACATATTTGTTCACAAGTATTTAGGACCAGAAGATCCTGGTGTTGACGAAGCAACGCCAACTACACCCTATACAAGAAGTGCTGAAGAAGAATCAATGCCTGAAACTAAAATACAGGATTTGTTATTCTTAGAAAATAGAGATAGACGTTACTCAGAAGATGTATATTCTTTGAGAGGAATTTATAACGTACAGGATTTAGACTTTGACCTAAGCCAATTTGGTATGTTTTTACAAAACGACACAGTTTTTATTACATTTCATATTAACTCGAGTGTTGAAGCATTAGGACGTAAGATTATGCCAGGCGATGTATTAGAGTTGCCACACTTAAAAGACGATCATGCACTTAATGACTTTCAAGTATCACTAAAACGTTTTTATGTAATTGAAGATGTTAATCGTTCAGCAGAAGGATTTTCACAAACTTGGTATCCACACTTATACAGATGCAAATGTAAACCTGTTATGGACAGCCAAGAATTTAAAGAAATTTTTGATAAAGATGCAGGAGCAGGTGACGGCAGTACACTACGTGATATTATGTCAACGTATGAAAAAGAAATGCAAATTAACGAAGCAGTTCTTAATCAAGCCGCAGAAGATGTTCCTAATGCAGGATACGAAACAAAACAATACTTTGTTGTTCCTACAGATGCAGACGGAAATACAGATGTCAACGATGACGGAAGTTCAACACCAACACTAAAAACAGCAAAAGGCAATTACTATGTTGGATACCTAACTGAAGATGGTGTTCCACCAAACGGTGCGGCATATGGCTTTGGTACAGCATTTCCTCAAATGTCAGAAGAAGGTGATTTTTACTTGCGTACAGATTACTTCCCTAATAGATTGTTCCGTTATAACGGCAGTCGTTGGGTTAAATTTGAAGATAACGTAAGAGCAGAACTTCCAAGTTCAGATACAGCAAACAATCAAGTTGGAACATTCGTTAATAACACAACTAAAAATGTTATTGGCGGCAAAGAAGTTGAAGAAAAACAAAGTCTTTCACAAGCACTTAAACCTAAGGCGGATAATTAATGCAACATTTTTATGATGGTCAAATAAGACGCTTTGTAACACAGTTTGTTCGTGTTATGAGTAACTTCAGTTACAAAGATAACGCAGGTACCCTACGTAAAGTTCCTACTAGTTATGGTAACTTAACAAGACAAGTTGCTCACATCATGCGTGATAACTCAGAAAACAAAGTTATGAGTGCTCCGCGTATTAGTGCTTATATTACAGCATTAGAATATGCTAGAGATAGAGTACAAAATCCAACACACGTTAGTAAGTTAAACATTCGTACAAGAGAATATGACGAAACAGATGATCAGTATATGGATTCACAAGGCCCGGGTTACACTGTAGAACGTTTAATGCCTGTGCCTTTTAACTTAAGAATGAAATGTGATATTTGGTCAACTAACACTGATCAAAAATTACAAATTATGGAACAGATACTTGTACTGTTTAATCCTAGTTTAGAAATACAAAGTACAGCAAACTATATTGACTGGACTAGTTTAAGTTTAATTGAATTACAAAGTGTAAATTTCAGTACACGGTCAATACCTCAAGGTACAGAAACAGACATTGACATTGGCGAAATGGAATTTACAATGCCTATATGGATCACTCCACCTGC